GAGGAATGGCTGCATGGAAAACTGGTCATCGTCCTGGAGCATCACAACATCAATGGGCATTCGCTCGTGTCAACAGCTTTATTATGGGTGGACCTACTCAAAAGACTACGGATGCTGACCTGTGGGCGCAGCATAAGGGCAAATAAGTATAAATATATAATCTACCTATGAAAAAAGAAGTACGTTTAAAAGATCTGCTCATAGTCGACCCCACTGACGGTTCCTATGACTATGATCCGCTTGACATTATGGTCACTGCATACAAGAAACGCAAACGTGATTGGATGATCAGCGAAGAAGATCCAGAAGAGGTTGAAGAGTCGGTCTATGATACAATGTCAAAGTATGAGTTGAATGCAGAGCTTCGTAGAATTGATGCTGAACTCAAATCATTAAAATCCTTTGAAAAAACAAAAGAAGTTCTCAACAAGATTGGTATAATGACGAATGCTCGTGATACCATACTTCAGATGCTAAAAGAAGAAACTATTATTGTTGAATTGACCGTTCAACAGCGTATGGCTCGTCGTGCAGCCTTGCGTCGTAATAAGAGCCGCCTAAAGGTTGGGCGTGAGCGAGCAAAACGTCGTCGCGCATCAAACACAGTATTAAAGGCTCGTGCACGACGTGCAGCTCGTAATCAATTAGCTAAAAGACTACTTGGTGGCAAGAGCAAAAGTGAAGTATCTTATGCTGCTCGCTCACGCGTTGAAAAGCAACTAGCTAAACAAAAAAATCTTATAAATTCTTTATCAGCAAAACTATTATCTCAAGTACGAGCAAAGGAAGCTGCTCGGTTTAGAAAAAAATAAAGCTATGGGTGTCCAACTAAAATCGTTTAAAACATATACAGAAGAAAAGACCTCTGAAATTGTAGTGTCTTTTGGTCGTTTTAACCCACCAACAAAAGGACACGAAGAAAACATCGAAGCGGTAGCAAAACTTGCAAAGGGCAAACAGTTTAGAATATACGCATCTCAAAGTGAAGATGCAAAAAAGAATCCTTTGGGCTATGAAGAAAAGATCAAGTTTATGCGCAAGATGTTTCCACAGTATGGCCGCAACATTATGCTCGACCGATCTGTTAAAAATGTTTTTGACATAGCAACAAGTGCATACAACGAAGGCTACACTCGCTTTACAGTTGCTGTTGGTAGCGATCGTGTTGAAGAGTTTAAAAAGCTGCTTCGTAAATATGATGGAGTAAAAGGCACTCATGGCTACTATAAATTTGCTGATGGCATAAATGTTGTATCAACTGGTCAGCGTGACCCGGATATAGACGCTCGTACAGGCAGCGCTACATTTGCTGTCAGTGCTAGCAAGATGAGAAGCGCTGCAGCAGAAAACGATCTTGAAACCTTTGCAAAAGGATTGCCAAAAACATTTGGTGACGCAAAGGAACTTTTCAATGCTGTACGAAAAGGTATGGGACTTAAAGAAAGTCATAACTTTAGAAAACACGTTCAGTTTGATACGTTAAGCGAGCAGCGCGAACGCTATATCTCCGGAAAAATTTTTAACGTTGGAGACACAGTAATCAATAAAAAAGACGGAGGCAAATACACCATCGAAAGTCGCGGTCCAAACTATGTAACATGCGCTTCGCCTGAATCTGAAAAGAGTATTAAATTTTTTATACATGACATTATGGAGACTGCATTGGATGAAAAATCTGAAACTTGGGAAGCCGGCTACAAGCGTCGTGTTGTAAAGGTCACAGACCCAGAACGCTTAGACGCTGGTTACAAATGGCGCATTAAAGGTAAAGATGACTCTTCTCGTACAATCAAGTACTATAAAGAAAAGCCAGACTTTGAAGAATATACATCACAAATGAAAAGAATAGCAGGTCATGAATTTGGAACTCGATGAAGAATATGGCGCTGGCTTTGAAGGCACAAAGGAGCTATTGTATAAATATCTAAAAGACACGCCAGGACAAAAAATAGTAAAATATATGGATAAAAACGATAAAGAACTTGAAGAAAGCATCACAGCAGACAACGTTGAAAAAATTACTGCTGCACAAATTGAAAAATATATCGACAGCCAAAACTTTAAGGCTCTAGATCAAATTTCAAAGTTTTTGAGTGCAGATGAATATGAACTGTGGTCTAAAAATGGCTTTGAAGGACGTACATTTCAATTACTTATGAAGAAGCGTGCAAAGAATGTAAAAGAAGCGGTTGAAAAGATTGCATGCCTAAAGTGTGACGAGGTTTCTACCGCAGCGGCATGGCAGAAAAATAAAGGATTTTGCCCAGTATGTAAGACGTCAAGTCAAGGAGTCGCTGAGTCTGAAGAACTTCAAGAGATGCAAGAACTATTTGCAGTTGTAGATGAAAATGATGTTGTACTCGCTACAGCATCAAACGAAATTGCCGCAAAGCGTAGCATCTCAAGCTCTGAGTTGCCTCCTCTTTCTGTAAAAGACAAGAGCAAGCTTCGTATTGTAAAAACCCAAAAGACAGCACAAGTTGGCGCACCCCTCAAAGAGCAGGTTGACCTTCAAACGCTTCGTACTATGAAGATCATTTCACTTGCTACTGGTTGTACTGATAGTGCCGCACTCCATGAGTATGCACTGACCGCTCCAAGCTATACTTCGCTCGTAGAGCTCAAGGAAAACTTTAATAGATATATTCAAGACGCATGAAAAAATTATCAGATATACTAAACGAAGAGACCTCAGATGAGTTTCTCGCTAAGATGATGGCAAGCTGGGAAAAAGCTAAAGTCAAACTCAAATCTATGGGCTTTGAAAAGGCTCCGATCGGTCCTAAAACGCATCAAGTGCTTATTGGAAAAAGCAAGATTGAAGATCTTTATGGAATACCAATGAGAGCGGGTCATTGGGCAGACGTTTTCTTTGCCACAATGTATGACACAAAAGCTCCATGGTGTGTAATAGATCGTGAAGGTCGTGACTGCTATGCCAACCTCGATGACGCGATGAAGGCACTTCAAAAGCGTATGCGTACCATCAAAGAAGAAACCTATACAAACTATGGTGATTTTGCGAAGCAGCATAAAAAGATGTATCCTTCACACACCGAAGAACAGACCAAGGCTGCATGGGAAAAGTATAAAAAAATGACATATACGGCGCAAGTTCGTCAGACAAATAAAGACGATCGGACTAATAGAGCAGCTGCATGGGGAAAAGTGTTTTCTAATTTAAGAAAAGAAGAGGTTGAAGGCGACGAAGAAGAGGAAGTTGACTTAAACGGTGAATCACTATCACAGCTAGAAGACATCTGTGAAATGGCTGATGAACTCTACGAAACACTCTCTGAAGTTGAAGAAATCGACTCTGAAATGCGTGATGCAATTGCAAAGATCTATTCTGAACTGGATGATTTGTATGTAGCGGCTGACGAAAAGTATGACATCGTAGTAGACTCTGATGAGTACGAAGAGACTATGAGCGAAGAAGTTGATATGAATCGTTTTAAGCTTCTTGCAAATACTGGTCTTGTTGCAGATGACGACGTTCAAAGACTCGTTCTTGCTTTCAAAGCTCTTGAAGCAGGTCGTGCTTTAGGTCAAAGCCAAAAAGACATCATCACTTCTACCTTTCAAACACTAGTTAGCATCGTAACTGGCGATACGAGTATACTAACAAAGGTGAAGCGTGCACTTCCAAAATCTTAATCCTATTTCGGCTTTACCCGCATTCAATCATCCGTTCCGGAACTTTCAGGACTCTAATATAAATCTAGATTTTTACCTTGATACTAGCATTAAAAGCTAATATTAATTATTATACCAAAGTTTCTAAAATTGTAAATAACAAAATATGCCAACCCAATTTTTATCGTCTGACCATACACTGACTCGTAAAGCTGCACGCTATGAGGTTGGCATGCTTGCTGATCAGCTTACACCAAGTGGTGCTTTAACTGATGCATTTGGTCGACTACGTACTTCAACTCCATTCACACTTTTTGACAGTCAACATCGCTATGTTGAGAATGACAAATGGAGTACAGTAACTGCAATTGGCGGAACGTCAGTACACGTTCCTGTAGAGAGTGTAATGAATATGTCTGTGACGTCAACGACAAATAGCGAAGTTGTTCGTGAGACTCGTCGAGTGATGGCATACCAGCCAGGCAAAAGTTTGTTGATTATGACAACATTTGCTATGGCAACTCCAGTTGCAAATCTCCGTCAACGCGTCGGTTATTTTAGTACAACAAACGGCATATATCTCGAAAATGATGGTACATACAACTGGATTGTGCTTCGCAGTGCCAGTTTAGGCCAAGAATTTAGGATTCGTCAAGACGCTTGGAATGGTGATAAGTTTGATGGCTCTGGCTATTCTGAAAGAACATTAGACCCGTCAAAAACACAAATATTTTGGATAGACATCGAATGGCTTGGAGTCGGTGATGTTCGTTGTGGGTTTGTAGTAAATGGCAAACCAGTAGTTGCTCATACGTTTCACAATGATAATGTTCGAACAACTACATACATGACAACTGCATGTTTACCACTTCGCTATGAAATTAAAAATCTTGGATCAGCGAGCGGAACGATGAAGCAGATATGTTCTACTGTGCTATCAGAAGGTGGCTATGAAGAAATTACAAAACAATGGGCAGCGACACGAACAACCGTTATTACACCACCTCCAGTTGGAGCCACTGATCCTTGGGCCCCGGTAGTAAGTATACAATTAGCAAGTGGTCGTACAGATGGCATTGTTATTCCTGCGCAGATACACATAGTTGGTACAGGAAATGGAATTATATATGAATTTGCTCTTATAAGAAATGCTACTATCTCAAATGGACAATGGGTGACACACTCTGCTAGCGGTGGAGGTGTTCAATATAACGTTACATCGACATCAATGTCTGGTGGGATTGTAGAAGACAGCGGTATATTTGCAAGTTCAAACCAATCAAATACTCTCATCAATATTGAAATTGCACGCCGCTTTGAACAGCAACTCGGGCGAGATCAGTCTGGAACTTCTGATATTATTACTCTTGCTGCACGTCATCTAGCTGGAAGCGGGACTGTTTATGGTACACTCAACTGGAATAGCATTATATGATGACCTTTAAAGACTACTTCTATGAAGCTGCTGAGTATGACGGACAGAGTGTAACTCTCAACAAACCATGGCGTAGCGACGACGAAAAGCACAAATTTTATGTTTACGTTCGCAACGAAAAAGGCAACGTAATCAAACTTGGATTTGGTGATCCAAAAGCTGAAATCAAGCGGGATGATCCTGAGCGTCTAAAAAACTTTAGAGCTCGTCATCAGTGTGATACTGATCCAGGTCCAAAGTGGAAAGCACGCTACTGGAGTTGCAAATTCTGGGAAAAGGGAAAGACCGTGACTGATTTGCTATCACAATAATTGCGCTATAAATTATAATATGCAGTTGATAAATGAGCTCAATGATAAAAATCTGCTGGTCTACGCGGCCAAACATTATAACAATCCACGCTGTCTAGACATCAAAGAATTTCATGCTGACCTGTCTCACTTGAAATATATCAAGAAACTTTTTAAAAAGTATCAGGACAAGGGCATACTTCAAGAGCGCCTGTTGCTCAATCATATTATTATACTCCATAATATGTTTTATCCAGAAGCGGCAACTCGCTTATGCTTTTATAAGGTACATGAACACAGTTGGCCAGCCCTTAAAACTTTCTTGCTCTATCTCAACTATATTCCAGAAGGCGAATATATAAATATACCTATTGATCTATACGTAGCTCGAACACTTCAAAAAATTTAAAACTATGGGACTTCTCACACGCACTACAGACACAGTATACGCATTTCGATTTTTACGCCTGCTCACGACCCCATGGACAAAAACAGGAGCATATAAGATGGGACTCATAGATGCAAATGGTAATGTGATTCGTAAGCCAGAGACGAGTCAAGAAAAGAGCAAATACAATATATTTCATAAACTTGTGTTTAATATAAAGCGCATGTTAAACGTGTTGCCATTTGGCAAGACTACGATTGCGTCATATTTGGCGGCTCTCTATCTCATAAAAGAAAAAACCGGGCTGTCAGATCGAGCACTCGCTAAGATACTCAGAGAAGCAACAGGTGTTGATCCTCGAGCCCTGCCTCTTAATGAGTCTCAATGGTATTTAGAAGAAGGGCGTCTGCGAGCTGGCAACTACACACTCGTTCATGACATACAGTTGCCAGCCTCTGGAGAAACACTTGCTCTTAAGCATTCAACAGTAGTTGTAAAGGAAAGTTGCGAACCGCGCGGCAAAATATTCGGCGCCCCCGTATATATAGCATATCACCCTAAAACTCGCCAAGAAATTTTAATAACTCAGCACGACATCAAACAATGAAAAACGAAGATACGACTACAGCAAACGTTGCAACACCACCTTCCGACTATCCAAAATCTGGGGCAACATGGAGACTATTCGACGTGCCAACTGATGTTTTTCGACGTTTTGAAACTGGCCGTAATAAATTTGAGCGCTGGGGTAAATATCTAAATATGGAAGATGAAGAGCAGAGTGCTCTCTATGACTATGCAAAGAAAAATCGCGGCCATACAATTGTGTTGAGAGATTCAAGCAGCGGGGCACTTCGCAGCATACGTAAGCGTGCCATGAACGAAACGCCTAAAGTGTAAAATTAGTTTTACATATGACTCGTTTTTGTTTATAATACCAACTCGCAAGCTTTACACAGAAAATCTCTAACATGAACTCCGCACAACACAGCATATTTGAAGAACAAATCAGCCGCAAACCAAACCACTATCCATGGACCGAACAGTTTATCGAGGCCATGCACAACGGATTTTGGACAGACAAAGAGTTTAGCTTCAAGTCAGACGTGCAGCAATTTAAGGTCGATCTAAACGACCAGGAACGTGAAATTATTGTTCGTACGCTCTCAGCGGTGGGGCAGATTGAAGTTGCTGTAAAGACATTTTGGGCAAAGCTCGGTGAAAATCTGCCGCATCCTGCGTTGCAAGATCTCGGCTATGTAATGGCAAACATTGAAGTCATTCACAACAGCGCATATGAACGTCTGCTCAGTGTGCTCGAACTTGAAGATGTGTTTGAAGAAAACCTTAAGCTTGAGTGGATTCAAGGACGAGTGAAATATCTTCGCAAATACACTCATAAGTTTTACAAAGACTCTAAAAAGCAGTATCTCTATGCGCTGATTCTTTTCACACTCTTTGTCGAAAACGTTTCGTTGTTTTCGCAGTTCTACGTCATCAACTGGTTTGCGCGTTTTAAGAATGTACTCAAAGACACTGATCAACAGGTCAAGTATACACGCAACGAAGAAAACATTCATGCACTCGTAGGCATAAAAATTATCAATACGATTCGTGAAGAGCATCCAGACCTTTTTGACGCAGAACTTGAAGAGCGCATTGCTCACGAAGCTGAAGAGGCATACAAGGCCGAAGCAAAGATTGTTGACTGGATGATCAATGGCATCAATGAACCGGGCTTGTCAGCACCAATCCTTAAAGAGTTTATCAAGAATCGTATCAACGATTCACTGACGCAAATTGCATTTAAGCCAGTTTTTGAAACGGACAAAGAGCTGCTAGAGTCAACAATGTGGTTTGAAGAAGAACTCCTTGGCAACAACATGACGGACTTTTTCCATAGCCGCCCAACAGAGTACTCCAAGAAAAATCAAAGCTTTAGCGAAGACGACCTCTTTTGATGTGATATATAGATTTAGATTATGAATGATAAAGCATATTATTGGTTAAATAAAGACAGTCGAAAATTTTTAGAGAGAGGTTACTTGTTGGAAGGAGAGACACCTGAACAACGTATACGAGACATCGGAGACAGGGCGCAGCAGTTGCTAGATGACATGCCAGGATTCTCTGACAAGTTTGTCGACTATATGTCAAGAGGTTTCTATTCGCTCTCATCTCCAATCTGGTCTAACTTTGGTCGTAGTCGTGGTTTGCCAATTTCATGTTTTGGCAGCTATATACCAGACGATATGCATGGCATACTCTCTAAAATTGGAGAAGTCGGTACCATGTCAAAGGTTGGTGGTGGAACAAGTGCATATTTTGGAGACATTCGCGGCCGCGGCACACCAATATCTTCAGGCGGCGCTGCGACTGGCGTGCATCATCAACTTACAGTATTTGATTCGCTTGTAAACTATGTGTCGCAGGGCAACGTTCGTCGCGGGTCATTCGCGGCCTATCTGCCTATCGATCATCCAGATGTGGAAGAGTTTTTGAAGATTCGTTCAGAAGGCAATGCTATTCAAGACCTGTCAATTGGTGTATGTGTCTCTGACGAATGGATGAAGAGCATGATTGAAGGCGATCGAGACAAGCGCAAGCTTTGGGGCTCTGTCATTAAAAAGCGTTTCGAATCAGGCTATCCTTATATCTTTTTTACAGACAATGCCAACAATCAGGCTCCACAGATGTACAAAGATAAGGGACTCAAGATTCGTGCTAGTAACCTTTGCACAGAAATTTTCTTGTCTACATCTGAAGATGAAAGCTTTGTATGCGATCTCTCTTCACTCAACCTTGAGCGTTGGGATGAGATTGCTGAGACAGACGCAATCGAGACACTCGTATATTTTCTCGATGCTGTCATGTCTGAGTTTATCCAGAAAGTTTCCTCAAGCGGAGACAACTTTATGAGTGCGCCTCTAAAGTTTGCAATCAATCAGCGCGCACTCGGTGTTGGTGTGCTTGGCTGGCATACCTATCTGCAGTCGCTCATGATACCATTCGAAAGCATGGCTGCAAAGTTTAAAAATTCAGAGATATTCAGCACAATTTGTGATCGGGCCGATGCTGCGACATGCGAGCTTGCAAAGATTTTTGGAGAGCCTCCAATGCTCAAGGGCTATGGTCGTCGCAACTCAACTACACTCGCGATTGCACCGACTACAAGCAGTTCATTTATCTTGGGACAGGTGTCGCCTAGCATTGAGCCTCTAAACAGCAACTATTTTGTTAAGGATCTCGCAAAGGGTAAATTTACCTATAAGAACCCACAACTTGAGCGGCTTCTCAAAGAAAAGGGCAAAAATGACAGTGAGACATGGAAAGACGTTTTAACACATGGCGGTTCTGTACAGCATCTAGAATTCTTGACACAAGAAGAGCGTGATGTATTCAAAACCTTCGGTGAGATATCGCAAAAGGAAGTTGTTATTCAAGCGGCTCAACGTCAAAAATATATTGACCAAGGGCAGTCATTGAATCTCATGATCGCTCCTAATGCAAAACCCAAAGAAGTCAACGAGCTGCTTATATTTGCCTGGGAACAGGGAATAAAGTCGCTCTACTATCAACGCAGCGCAAATCCTGCACAGGAACTCGCTCGTTCAATCTTAACCTGCAGCAGTTGTGAGGGATAGCAGCTATACAAAAGTTTCACCGCTTTGCTATGCTATTGGTATGCTCATCGCGATACCAATTGTGTCTGTCCTGATGACTGCTGCGGCCGTGCTCCTATTGGTGCTTTGGCCAATTATACCAGTGTTTTCGTATTTCGAAAGAAAGAGTGAACGCAATGACGAAAATTAAATGAATAAATAACACTCAAATGATAGAAGATAACCGATGTCCCAAATGCAAATACGTCTATGAAGTTTCATGGGACGATGAGACAGACAAATATTATTGTGATGACGAAGAAGACTTTGAAGGTTTAGAGCGTGAAGAACTCTATCCGGAATATTGCCCATTTTGTGGCATCAATCGAGTCTACGGCACAGAAGATGACTCTTGCGAAGACGACCTATAACCATGTCATGGATCTACAACGGCGCTGAATTTGGCTCAGAGCATGCACAGGCTGCCATAGACTCTGGCTATATAGGTTTTGTCTATGAAATTACAGACAGCAGCAACGGGAAAAAGTATATTGGCAAAAAACTACTCACCTCAAAAAAGAAGCTTCCACCGCTGAAAGGCAAGACTCGCAAGCGTGTCAAGATCACGCAGTCAGATTGGGAAAAGTATTATGGCAGCAGCGAAACTGTAAAGACACTCGTCGAGACCAGAAAGCCAGATTTTAGTCGCAAGATACTCTACTTGTGCAAGACAAAAGGAGAGCTGTCATATATGGAAGCCAAAGAACAGTTTGATCGAGAAGTGTTGCTGAGCGACGATTTTTACAACGAATTTATTGGTGTAAAGATACACAGCGCTCATGTGAAAAATTTATGGAAAAAATAGTGTACAAATAGCACTTCTCTTGTTATAATGATATCATGATACTCACTGACTATTCTGGAATTGCAATCTCTGCCGTGTTTTCTCAGGCGCGACCTGACAACATGTCAGAAGACTTTTTGCGGCATATTATATTAAATTCGCTGCGTATGTATAATGCAAAATATCGTGATCGCTATGGTCGCATGATACTCGCATGTGATGGCGGCAGCTGGAGAAAAGACTATTATCCGCAATACAAAGCGTCTCGTAAAAAGGCGCGTGAAGGCTCATCCTTGGACTGGAAAGCCCTGTTTGAGATTATCAATAAAGTTCGTGACGAGATTGTTGAATTTTTACCATATCAGGTAATTGTTGTAAAGGGCGCCGAAGCTGATGATATTATAGGCACACTTGTAGAGTCTACGCAAGAATTTGGCCGTCATGAAGATGTCATGATCATCAGCGCGGATAAAGACTTTATCCAATTGCAAAAATATGGAAACGTTTCTCAATATAGTCCTATGACGAAAAAAATGCTCGTTGATAAAAACCCAACTCAATATCTACATGAGCATGTGTTTCGCGGAGACAGCGGCGATGGCATCCCAAATGTCTTGTCGGGCGATACGGTTTTTGTTGATGGTGGTCGTCAGACTCCATTGAGTTCAGCAAAGATAACAAGTTGGCTCGCTGCGGCAAATGAAGGCAACCTGCAAAGCGTGCTGCCTGAGCATGTCTATAGAAACTATATACGCAACCGTACTGTAATTGATCTAAGCTGCACACCTCAACAAATAAAAGATGAGATTATGAGCGTCTATGAAAATGCACCGCTGACTGGAAACTCTAAACTGCTAAACTATCTCATCTCAAAGCGTTGTAATATGCTTGTGTCATGCGCCGAAGAATTTTTTGTACATAAATAAAACCATAGATTATGAGACCACAAACTGCATCAAACAATCGAGCTAAACATCCATTTGAAATTTTTGCACTCGTTCAGAGCGCAAGCAACCAAGCCGATCGAGTACGTATACTTCAAGAAAACGAATCGTTTGAATTAAAGACTATATTGCAAGCGTCGTTTCGAGCCGACTTAAAATTTGACTTGCCAGTCGGGGCGCCGCCATATACTCCGAGTCCAAACCCAGCTGGAGTAAATTTTTCTCCATTACGAAAACAAATTATGGTCTTGACTCGTCTCCTCGTAGGAAACAACACCTTTAACAAGATTAAAAAAGAAATGGCATTTATAAAACTGCTTGAAGGCGTACACGCTGAAGATGCCGAAATTTTAATTGCGATGAAAGACAAAAAGCTGCACAAAAAGTATACACTGCTTACCCCCTCTCTCGTTAAAAAAGCTTTTCCAAATCTAGGCATCGAATAAAGCCATGACCTATTCATACCATTGTACCGCCTGTAATTATTATTGGGACGCTAGTTTGCCCATGGATTCGCGAGACCTTCCGCTTTCACAACCATGTCCACACTGCGCGGTTGACGGACACATCAAAAGAACGCCGACAGCCCCAGGAATATCATATGCTGGAGGGCAAACAATTCTTCAGCGCGCTGGTTCCGGATGGAATGACGTACTAAACAAAGTGAAAAAGGCAAGTGGAAGACAAGCAAAAATTGAAACCCGTTAATCGTTATGGGACGCAGTAAAAAGAACCGAGACAAAAAGAGACAGCATAGCTACTACGACGAAGACTATAGCAACAGTAAAAAATACAAAAAGAGTCGTTTCGAAGGCAATCGCCGCGACAAAGAGATACGACAAAAAATGTTTGTAGACTGGGACACTCTCTGATGAATCGAAAAAAGTTTAATCATGCACCACTTGATCTTGGATACAAGGATCTAGAGGCGAGTACTACAGGATCTGGTCGTGTCTATAAGACTCCACATGGAAAGTCCTATCCTAGCATTACTACAGTACTTGGGATTCGCAACAAAGGAGCGCTTCAAGAATGGAGAGCACGAGTTGGAGACGCCGAGGCTGCTCGAGTCGCGCACCACGCAAGTACCCGAGGCACTGCGCTGCATCTCGCTGTTGAACGATATATTGACAACGAAGAACAGCATTTTGCTGAAGGCGAGATGCCTCATGTAAAAGACATGTTTAATTGCATAAAACCAGTCTTGGATAATAGGATAGACAATGTACGTCTTCAAGAGGCGCCTCTCTATTCTGACCACCTTGGACTTGCTGGCCGCGTTGACCTCATAGCAGAATTTGACGGCCGACTCAGCATTATCGATTTCAAGACGAGTTCACGAGTCAAGAGTGAAGACGAGATTGACAGCTATTTTATACAGATGGCTGCATATGCAATTATGTGCGAAGAGCGCACAGGAGTGCCGGTAAGTCAAGGCGTCATAGTCATGGCTGTAGAAAATCACTGTCAACCACTGATTTTCGTGCAAAAACGTGATCGCTGGACAGACGAACTGCTTAAGACTATAAATGAATATAACACCAAAAAACTATTTGGCCATGCATAGACAAACAATACAAAACAAAGGACTGCTCGATCTGCTCAAGGGAACAACACAAGACTGTTTCGTCAGTGACTATGGAGCAGTAAAGGAATATTATCTCTCTGAAGAGATTGGTGATGCGAGTGACTATATACAATGGTTTCATGACATACGCAACAGTCGATCGACCGACGTCTTAAAGATTCACATCAACTGTCCAGGCGGCAACCTGTTTACAACGATTCAGTTTATGCAGGCGCTCTCAGAGACAGAAGCGCACATCATCGTAAGTGTAGAAGGAGCCTGCATGAGTGCCGCTACGCTGATCTTTTTGATGGCTGACGAGTATATGATTACTGACCACAGCATGTTTCTCTTTCACAATTATAGCGCAGGCACCGCAGGCAAAGGCGGCGAGATGTATCATGGCATGGTTCATGAACGCAACTGGAGTGCAAACCTTTTTAAAGACATGTATTCAGACTTTCTTACTGAGGCTGAGATCAAAGACATGCTTGAAGACAAAGACATTTGGATGGACGCACATGAAGTGTTGACTCGTCTAGAGAAGCGCGGCAAAAAGATACAGAGTCGTATACGTGCCGAAGAGAAAAAGCGAAAGGTATAAATACTCTTGCTCGCAGCAGACCCACCATGCCTCTCAACGATGCACACTTTGGTGGGTATTTTTTTGTCCTGGAAGCTAAAATTTTGTCATTTTTTGATCCCTGGATTGACGGTTTCTCTATACGGGGACACTGTCCGGGGCCTTTTTCACTTTTTTGAAAAAAGTTGTGTACTTTCTCGGCAATTTAGTGTATAATGACCATGTAAGCAACAAACCACCCCAATATGAAAGAAACACTAGGAGCATTGATAGGAGTCAGCGTCGCAATTTGGCTCGTCATCTTGATTCAAACTCTGAACGGCAACTGGTAAAAGCCATGAATATCACTGAATACAAAGAAATGTTTGCAAAGGTTCAAGCCGGTCAAATCTCTGAACAAGTCTGGTTTGACTATTGCTTCCAAACCCTGAGTGAAATTATGGAAGACAACAAGGATGTCTTCGTCCGCTTGAAGACTCGTGGATGAGCCAAGCATCTCTTTAAAAGGCTTCGAGCTTCGGGCACTCGTTAAACCGCTCTAGAGAGTTGAGCATCTCTTAAAACTGCTCAGACTTTCAACAGGAACACCGATACAATAAGGTATGCACAAAGTAACCGTTTATTCGAATTGGGAAAGGACTACTGTCCAAGAGTTCGAAACACTCGAGGAGGCTTATCATTTCGCTGAAGAGATGAGGCACCAGCAATACAAAGCTGTGATCGACGAGGAAGAAGATGATGAGGATGATCCAATGGATGATTACAACTATGTTGGATCTCCCGACCACTACTAACAGGAACACTGATACACTAACAACATGACCACCGGATACAAAGAATTCACACGGCTCAACGAGCTGATGGACAAAGTAAACAAGCTGGAAGACCTTTACAGTCAATCAAAAGCAGAGGACGATCGCTGGACAATGAACAAATGTCTGATCGAGCTAGAAGAGATCAACAAAGAGATTGATGAGCTGGAGAAGGAACACTGATACAATAACGACATGAAAGAGACGCTCGGAGCACTCATTGGAATCATCTTCACCCTAGCGCTGGTCATCTTCGTTCAAACGATGAATGGCTCGTGGTAAGGAACAACGATACAATAAGGTATGACCAACGACATCATCACCAAAGCATCTGCCTCCACTGGCGAGGTATGGGAGTTCGATACCAGCAATGGATGCCTGCATCACCCATGCGGCTTCCTCACCTCCTGGTTCAGACGCGAATCTGAAACCAATTGGTCGCTCACTGAGGCTGCCACAACCATGCTCCCAATGGACATCCTGATGTGGATCTCA